TAGGCTCGGAAAAGAAACCTTCGGAGACTGAGTAAATAGGAGCTGGAATACCCGATGCTTCATCCATTATCAAACATACTCCGTAAGATGAATGGATACCTGCAAACGCATCTGGGTTTTCCTCGCTCCATAATTGAGCTTGGGCGTAGTAGTAACCAGTGTCTATTTTTAAATCTCTTTTGAGTGCTTCTTCAAACCAACCATCTGGTTTTATGGTGGTAGCAGTTTTAGAGAACCAATGATTGTTAATTGCTAGTGTTAGCCACTTACCTAATTCAGCCCATGTTCTTGAACGAAGCTGTTGTTCGGTGTTAGCGGTGACGATGATGGTTGAGCCTAGTCTGGTTGATAGCATCCATAGTATTAACCATGCGACAAGGGCGGACTTTCCTATTCCACGACCAGAAGCAACAGCAAGTCTAAACATTTCTGGTGTTACTTCGCCTTTATTTCGTTGTATGTGAATTGATAAATCTTTTAAAATTTTTTTCTGCCACTCTCTTGGGCCTGTAAAATCTTCGAGGGGGGTGTCCTTCTGTCCCCAGGGGAAGATAAACATCACAAAGTTGTATGGATCATCTGCAACTTGAGGTGACCAAACTTCGGTCATTAGTTGTTGTTCAGCTTCAGCACCGTATTTCATATATTTACCAAAATGATGAATAGTAGAAAATTACCAAGTCCAGCTATGGTGGTGATTTCTATTATTTCTTTTATTACCTCTTTCATATTCTACTCAAAAAAAATTAAAAAAAATTAGCGCAACAGTTACACGTAATATACCCGTGCGAAAAAATGCAAGGGGGGGTATGATTATTTATGCTCGGAGCATGAGCAGTCAAATCATGGGCGAACCCTTGCTATTAGCGGTAATGCCTTTTATGTGAATTAGCTAATCACCCTTTTTATCATTGTTCTTTATATCTTCTTGGTTATTTACCAGTTTGTCCAAGTCTGTAGACGTTGATTTAACAGCATTTATAACTTTAGGTTTGTTAATAGTCGCCACAGAGTCGCCAAGTCTATCTTTTGCACCAGATAAAACATCATTTAGATTGATAGTAGCGTGAACATTCTCGACTCGATCCTTCCAGGTCTTTGGATCCTGGTTCTTTAAATAGAATATTTGTGCTGTGACGTTGCCATCAGTTGCCGAAGTAAAAAGAGAATTAGTAACCTGGGCCAGTCCTTTGGCTTGACCCCTTTTTAAAGCCTCCTCAAATTCAGCAGAACGCTTTCTTGAACGGTCTATAGTTGACCAAGAAACGCCCATAGCACGGGCAATCTGAGTTGTTCCTAAACCTCTGGAAGCAAGATTCTCTACCTGTTCTAAATCTAAATTAATTAACTTTCTACCCACTTTTTTGGGTGGTTTCTTGTCGTTTTCAGTCAAAAATTGCTCCATATTTGAAATTTTTTTATGCTCCTTAGACCCCTATCTTACAACATTCTTCATAAAAACCCTAAGTTTTTTTAGCTAACTACTTGTAATATAAGTACAATTTAGGGATAATGTGTAAGTCAACGAAATACTTTAGGAGGTAAACATGACAAACACTTACACAGAAAACCTAGCAGACTTTGGACCTAGGCAACTAAAAGAAGCTGGTAAATTATTATCAGCAATCGGGAACGGCTTACCAGATGATTTTTATGACCAAGGAATAAAAGTTGGCTGGAATATAAACTCTGGATATGTCTTTTTAACTAATGATGATTACCAAGTTGCTATGTATGATGATGAAAGCGAAGAACTATACAGCTTCTACACTACACCATACGAAGGTAGAGAGGGTTGCTATGAAGAACTACTGCAAGAATATGACGACATGCACCCAGAAGACCAAGAGTTCATGAACGACATCAAACAATATAACAGGAAGGTGGCGTAATGAGTAATTCAATATTAAACAAAGCAAAAGACACTTTCATTCAAGAACAAGTAGAAGATAGTTTTAATGATTATAAATTTATAATGAGTGTTTTATATGAATACTTTAAAAACGAAGTGAATAAAATGTCTGAAAAAGAATTTAAAGACTATTTAGAAAATGAACTTGGGTACTCAGAAGAAATGATAAGTAATTTATTCAAATTAGAGGCGGTGCAACAATGAAAACGCGATCACACAAAAGCATTATCGGACAACTTCGCAAGAAGTACGGACTAAAAGACAATACGCCTATTCACAAAGTAGAGCAAATAATGACAGCCGAGGACTGGCAAGCGTTTAGCACCGCTTTAACCTTTCCAAATGGTAAACCATCACAAAGGGGGAAATGATGTTGACTAAAAAAGAACTAGAAAAGAACAACTGGAATATAGTTCCAGAGGGCGTATGGTTTGGCGTTGATTATGCTGAATCACACAAAGTAAACGTATTAGATGTGCTTACTGATTTGTTAGACCTTGATACGGATGCCGAGGGTTATAACTTTGTTGTATGTGCATATAAAAAAGAAGGGGGAAATGATGAGTAAATTTAACAAACAAAAAACCATAGACAAAATTGTTGATGATTTTGGCAACTGTAGAATGAATAGTCACTGGTTTTCTAAAAGTGAAACACAGATCGAATGGTCAAGCCATCAAGAAGTGTATTTAATATTACATCAAGATAAAACCTGGGACTATGCCGAACCAAAACATTTAGATATGTATGTTGAGGATTTAGAAGTTCAAGATTTAAAAGAATATGCAGGGGTCAACTAATGGACCTACAAACATTACTAATACTTATGTTCATGGCTTTTTGTCTTTATGGAGTCGCACTAATCATTAAGGATAAAGATAAATGATCTTTTCAATAAACATCAACGGCTTAATCATTGACTGGTGCTACACCATCAACAACCATGAGAAGCAGTACCATCAAACTTGGATACCTAAACTCAGCGACATACAAATAATAACCAAGGAATTAAAAGGTCTTACAGTTAGCGAAGTTAGAAAGCTAATACTTGAAGACATGCAACCAGATATACAAATGGTGAGAGATAACACCAACAAGAAGGCGAGAGCCAGGAGGGAAAAAAATGTCTAAAGATGCAGATAGAATAAAAGAACTAATAGAAATAGAACGCGACCTTAAAACAGTGCCAGTGAAAGATGTTGAGAGAGTCTATACCGTTGAGTTTATGCCTATTGAATTTAATATATTCGTAGGCAACAAAGCACCAACGAGGGAAGAAGTAGGCAGGGCAATCATTCAAGAGATTGAGAATGATACCTTTTATTATAAAGAAGTAATTAAACACGTTAAGCAAGATGATGAATAACCTAATAACTAAAATAGTATTTATGACAATCTTAATTTGTTTATGGTTATTGTTTCTAATGAACGGTGGTATCAAATGAAGATTGATCCGCACCAACTAGAACAAGCAACCGCATTTATATTAGAAACCAATAAATATATTTACGAACAAGCAAAGGAACTAGCAACGCAACACCTGGAAGCGGAGGACAACAAGAACTTCAAATTTAGGATTAAACGCTATGAGCCAGAAAGCAAAGAAACGCTTTTGCATTTCGCTGATGAAATAACTGCATGGGCTGAATGTGAAAAGAACTATCCGCTTATGGATTTCATAGATAAATTTTTTAAAATTAAAAAGGGGTACTAATGATTAGAGTACAAATACACGGAACAACAATTTTTGGATACGTCCGAGGAGACTACAAAGAAAATAATCTCAAAAGAGTTGCTTTTCTTGACGAGGAAACCAAACAAGTAAGACGAGTCACTAAAAACCAAATTAAAGAAACTTATCAAAAAGAGAGGTATAACTGATGAACAAAGCTAAATTAGTAAAACTAGCAGATGAAGTATTGACTGATATTGATGTTGATTTAGAAAATTTATTAAGAGCAAATTTAGAGGAAGAATTGTGCAATCAACTTCATAGTAAATTTTATAATGCTCGTAATTTTCTTAAGGGCAAGCTAGCACACGGTGTTGGTTATGTCGTAGATGAAAAATCTTATAAATCTGTAAAACCAATATTAGATGAAGCTATAAATAAGCTGTTAAAATGAGATTTATTAAAAAAATACAAAAATCAGGTATTTCATGGACAATGAAAAATGAAAAAAAACTTTTTAAACATTTTGTAAAAATGGGTAAGTTTCCTAAACAAATTTCTACAAGCGGCAAATTAACGTATAATTAACCAATCACGAAGGCTGAGAAGGGTATCTCAAACCCCCTAAAGTATAAATTACTCTTCTTGGCTTTCTCTCTCCAACATCACACCCAAACCAACGAATAAGAAATGCTTATGCTGAACCCCTCTCTTTAGGCTTCGCAACACTTTCCTCTCCCCATCAATCGCACACCAAATAATGTTTTGATCCATAAGATTTTGAATACCTTTACTAACGGTCTTCCTGTTCATACCAATCATTAACGCCAAGTAGCTAACCGCATCATGGCTTGAATAATCCTGGGCCGAATACCTCTCGCACAAAGCATACAAGACGAGCTTCTCCCTACCCTTTAAATCGGTTCTGCCCAGATGTTTCTTATACCACTTCCAGACAACCTTCTTCAGCTTCGAATAGCTCTTATACTTCATGGCTACACCGTAGGTTATCAACCCACTCTTTTCTGGCGTTTCAATCGCTTCTACGACTAACCACCACTTCTCTTTATTCAACTAACTAACCGCCCTGAGACTAAAATCCCTTTTCGTAAACCATTCATTCATTAACACCATCGAGTCTGGGCAAATCGTATAGACTCTCTCCCTCTTATCCTTCCCTACATCCTTGCTCATATACCCTCTCGCTACAAAGTCGTCTAACACCGTTGCCACCGTTGACCGACTCCCCATGCTTCCTGGCAATAGTTTCACTATTGTTTCAAAATTAATGCTTTTGCTACTCGCGTCAGCAATAGCAACTTCCAACACCAATAAATAATGCAACGGGTCAGACCACCAGAACGCCATGAAACCTTTTCTCCTCTTATTCCTGTAAAACTCATCTCTTGCTTCCACCATTCTTGCTTCTAACTGTTTCATTGTATGCTCCTATAATTTTCACGATTCATTTAGTGATTTGTTATATTATTACAACCCAACATTATCGGTAAATTTTACTGATATTTTTTACCCCTGAGAGATGAGCCGACAGGCTCACTCTCTCTATTAGTCTAGTCTTGGATATATGGGTACCCGTATGGTCAATCATTGGGTATATGGGTACCCTGCTATTGGGTATATGGGTACCCAATTAAGTATCCTTCTTTTTGTCTTTTTTAGACTCTTTTTTGGTCTTTTTCTTACTAAATATTCTATCCCAATTATCCTCAAATATTTTCTTATCTATTTGCCTTGGTCTTTGGTCGCTTCCCTTCCCATTCATTTCATTTACTCCTTAATCCCAATCAAAGGACTTTTTATTTTGATCTAAAATTTCTAAAACTGCGCCACGTCTAACCAATGTTTTGGTTGCATAATCTACGTTGCCAGAATTACTTTTAACTAGACTGGCTTTTACAACTGCCATTCTGTCTACTTCAATACCTTGCTCCAGGCATATCTTCTCGCAAGTATCGTTATCCGCTAACCACATAGCGATAGCAAAACGAACTGAGTCAGTAATACTTGAAGCACCACGTATCTCAGCACGGTGCGAAAGTGCATCGTCTGAGTCATTAGTAAGGGCCGATTTTGCCAAGTGATGAACTGTGAGACAGGTAATACCTAACCTTGCGCTAATATTTGCACAATAACTACCCCATAACTGGCCAACTTCATTACTTGAACTAATATTACCAGTCGTAAATGCTTGTAATGGGTCGAATACAACCAGTTTTAAATTTGGTATTGTCTTTAATTCTTCTACTAATTCAGTTGCCTGGGACGTAATCCCTTCTTCTCTTAATAAAATCATTGGTTCTTTTTGTTCTGGAATAGGAAATACATAAACGTCATACTCGGATTGAAAACGTAAACCTAATGGGTCTAACGCATCAATCCTTCTATGCACTTCACCAAGATCATCTTCAGCTGCAAAAATTACAGTAGAGCCTTTTTGTTTTATGGTTTTACCCCACCAATCACCGCCAGTTGCAATGCCTAAAGCTAATTGAATCATTGATAAAGACTTACCAACGCCACCAACAGCTGCAATGATGCCTGGTTTACCAAAAGGAATGAAACTATCTACTAACCACTCTATTGGTTTAGGTTCTTCAACCAAGTTGCGAATAGCATATTGTCTAATATTAAATTTAGACTCTATTAACTCTAACTTAACTTGTTCTAATCCCTTCTCTAAATACAAATCATTGAAATCACCAATAATAGAAGGCAATCTGGAAACTGCATTAGTAATACTATTGACTACTTCATTGGCACATTTCTCGCCAATCCCAGAGGTATCGTTATCAAGTGCAATAATAAACTTTGCACCTGTTATAGAACGCAATCTCGTACACGCAGAGACACAGAAATTTGCAGAGAATACCACCGCGACAGGTAAACCCGTAGCTTCGTATATAGAGGCTCCTGTTGCATATCCTTCACATAAAATAATTGTTTCTAAACCAGGTAATTCATGCGCTTCACAACCAATTAAGAATACATTTCCTTTAACTTCACCGCCTCCAGCAAACTTTTTACTGCCATCTGGCATGATGTATTGAAGGGACTTTATTTCTGAAACTAATATTCCATTATCATTATTTCTTATGATAGAATGCACCCCGATTAATAGGTTTCCATTAATCGTTTTTAAACCATAATTTTTAATCTTTTTATCTGTGAGATACTTAT